ATATTAATTTTATGATGAGTTGAGGAGATAAACATGCGGTTGAGCAAAATTGAATGGGAATCACCTTGGTACGTCATAACCCTTTCAGAGGATGGTCAGATCTCTGATGTTATCTTCACCGGTAACGAAGAGCAGGCCATTGACCTCGCAAATGAATGGGAAAATAAAGTGGACTAAAAGTAAAATACCGGGTTGCTTTATTTTTCAATTCGGTTATAATCATATATGTAAGATTGATATTGACATTGTGAAAGGAACAAAATATGTCAAAGATGTCAGATGTGCGTTTCCTTGTATCGCAAAATAAGGACATGAAGCGTCAAGATTTGATTAAGCTGGTCTCTGATCAGTTCGGTGTCAAGTCCAATACCGCTAACATGTATATCTATAAGACCTTGAAGGCTCTTGAGGCTGGTCCTGTTGTCTCTAAGGCAAAGGCTAAAGCTGTGAAGGCCAAGGCTCGTATCGAAGTCTCTGCTGAAAAGGCAGAAGATGTCGTTGCTGAAGTCAAGGCAAAGAATCTCGAGGTTATGAAAGAGGTATCTCGTAAGTCAAAGATTCGTGAGGAAGAGGCAAAGAAGATTCGTGCCGAGCTTGCCTCATATGAAGCAGAGATTGATGAGTATGTTGCCTCTGGTGATATGCCTCAGCTCTTCCGTAAGGATATTACGGTTGCTGCCTAATAAAATTACTATTGGGAGGCTAAATGCCTCCCAAGGATTCATATATAATAGAAATGAATCCACTGAGGAAAAATATGCTTAATACCTTTATTCAATCAGCAATGGGCACAAGCGGAGTAAATCCGATTAATGCCGTTTGCACATATGAGTGGGGTGCGGCTTGACAGATTAGAGTGGTAAAACATATCTAGAATGTCAGGCGATCCAACAAAAAATTGGATCGTTTTTTTTTCAGTTGATTTATTTTTCTTGTTGGGTTATATTTAACTTAATGAGATTGTTCTTTGACATTGTTAAACCTTTCGTTGAGATAACTTAGGTTATCTCTTCATAGATACATCGTTGATCTGGGACACGATAGTCGTGAGAACCGACTCACGCGTGCAGTTAGACTAAGATGCCTTCTTATGGAGGCTACGTAGGGGAGGATCCTACACGATGTATCTTAGAAGAGATAATTATTATCTCTACATGAACTCTATAGCCAGTTCTCGAGACTGGTCCCTGGAGGATAGAGACCTTGTGGTCTCGAAGGCGGTTCGAATCCGTTAGGGACTGATCACCCCATAGAGTTCTTGTAGAGATAATGGTTGTTTCTTCACGAACACTACACAGGGTACCGTGTATGGACGCATACTCTAATGAGCGATTGGGCCATCATACCGCTCTAAGACAACCTGACCAATGGCTAAGGAACGGAAGCACCGGACTCCGAAATTTGGTTTCATGTAGTGTTCTTGAAGAAACAATTATTCCGTGGTAGCACAGCGGTAGTTGCATCTGACTGTTAATCAGAATGTCGTAGGTTCGATCCCTACCCACGGAGCCAAATATCGTAGCGAAGCAGAGAAGGGGTCAGAGGTCACTATCCCGCTAGACGGTTCAATGTGAATCTCAGGTCATTTCCCCTCATTGGTAAATGTGCTCTTGACCGAGAGATGTTGGTTCAAATCCAGCCGCTGCGCCCAATTTAAAGTTTAGTGGTAAGACAAGCAACAGACGTATACCTATAGAGTTCGAACAGGTCCAAATACGGTGATGCTCACGCCAGTGAGAAGAGGAGGCAATCGAGGTTGGAAACTCGGCTTAGGCCACCTGCCACTAATTCAATCGCTGGATTACTATAGAGACGGTCACCGCGGTCTGTCTCTTGTGCGTACCAGTGCTGGAGGCCCGTCAAACCAGGATAAACAAACGTGGCAGGAATTTAAGTTATGTGGTGTATGGTGTAATGGTAGCACAGGAAGTCCGAGACATCGAAAGATGGAGTAGGCATCAAAAGGCCAAGAGCAGTTCGATTCTGCTACACTGCACAATGAGTTTGATCTGGATACGACTGGGAATTACTCGGTCGTCGTGATGCCAGACAACATTCGAGCCAATCCGTGAGGTTCAGCAAGTTTTTAGGTGGGCTGCAGAGACGGTGGTTCTGCGACAGACTGTAAATCTGTTCCCTAAGGGTAACACTGGGGGTTCGAATCCCTCCCCACCTACCAGTTGTTCGTGCTAAGCCTTTTGGTGATGCACATTAAGTCCTGTCGAGATGGTGATGCGACCACAGCTGCTACCATTGAGACAGGCATTAAATTTGGGGAATGCTCAGGGCAAGCGTGAATCCTTTGCAAGGAATCTGTGATCGGTTCGAGTCCGATATTCTCCACCAAGGGCGATTAACTCAGTTGGTAGAGTTCTGCTTTTACACAGCAGCTGTCGGGAGTTCGAGTCTCTCATCGCCCACCATCCTTCTGTAGCTCAAAGGTAGTAGCACTCGGCTGATAACCGAGAGACCATGGATCGATACCATGCGGAAGGACCAATTTGCGAGTGGGACGGTTTGGAATCGTAAGATCCTCATAAGGTCTCAAAAGCTGGTTCGAAACCAGCCATTCGCACCAACCGCTCTTAGATAACGCTGGCTATATCACTACCCTTTCAAGGTAGAGTAACGGGATCGACACCCGTAGAGCGGACCAGTGTATTAATGGTCTGTAAGTCGAAATGGTTAAGACGCTTGCCTGTCACGCAAGAGATAACGGGTTCGATCCCCGTACAGATCGCCATCAATATCGCATAAGTGTTACGGTAGCACATCAGTCTCCAAAACTGAGGGCGAGGGTTCGACTCCTTCATGCGGTGCCATCTTGCTTTATTTAATCAAATGTGGTAGTATATAAAAATGACATATGAACAAGAGATAGATAAAGCCTTAAAGAATTTGTATATGCATTATCTTGTATATGCAAGATTTAGTAAATCAAAGCATTGCTCGTTATCAGAGGCAGAGCTTGCTCAAAGTAGTGTAGATGGATTCCTGGAATATTTAAAAAATTCATTTGAGGATTATCCTCATTGGAAAAATAATATTCCAGGAATCATCTATAATGAGATAAGAATACTGAGAGGGTTTATCGAATGCTACGATAAACCTGTTGTTAGAGTTGCGAAGACTAACAAGACTCGTTGGTCTTTATGACAGGGTGTAGCTCAATGGTAGAGCACTACGTTTGGGGCGTAGACGTTGGGAGTTCAAGTCTCTCCACCTTGACCAATTGGCCGGTATAGCACAGTGGTAGTGCAACCGCCTTGTAAGCGGTAGGTCCGGGGTTCAAATCCTCGTGCCGGCACCATATATGATCTCCTAGCTCAACTGAATAGAGCATTGCGCTACGAACGCAAAGGCTGGGGGTTTGAGTCCCTCGGAGATCGCCAATAATGCGGAGTTCGTATAGTGATAATACCTCAGCCTTCCAAGCTGATGCGAGGGGTTTGATTCCCCTACTCCGCTCCAATACAATAACATAAAAGGTGTACAATGTTTAAGAAGATGGATCTCGATGAAGTGAAGTTTCATATCAGACACACTTCCCCACAAACAAGAGTCTACATTGGTGTCGACTCTGAACGTATTTTGGTGAATAATGTTTGGTATGCGGACTACACTACAGCTGTCGTGGTCCATAAAGACGGCAACAATGGATGTAAGATTTTTGGTGAAGTAATTCGCGAAAGAGATTATGATTCTAAAATGAATCGTCCATCATTTCGTCTAATGAACGAAGTATACAAGGCATCTCAATTGTATCTAGATTTGTTTGAATGCTTTGATGATCGTCATGTTGAAGTCCATCTCGATATTAATCCAGATGAAATGCATGGTTCATCTTGCGTATTGAATCAGGCAATTGGATATATTCGTGGTACATGTAATATCATTCCTATGGTAAAACCAGAAGCATTTGCAGCATCGTATGCAGCAGATCGTTTGAAAGAAGTGTTGAATAGGAAAGTTGCCTAGGTAGCTCAGTTGGTAGAGCATCGGTCTGAAGTACCGAGTGTCGGCGGTTCGATTCCGTCCCTAGGCACCATATAACAAGGAATGAAAATGGTTTATGAATGGATTATTTCATTCCTTGCCCTTTTTATTGTTGACATCTTATATGTTGTCTATATGAAAAAGGTGCAACAAGATAATGCAATTATGGCAAGTGTCTGGGCAACATCAATCTACTTATTGAACAGTGTTGCAATCATTTCATATACATCGGATAATACAATATTGATTCCTGCATCTATCGGTGCATTTATGGGAACCTATGTTGGTATGAAGATTAAATAGTATGGGGATGTGCGCTGGAGAGGCTACAGCAGGGTCTGCAAAACCTTCGAATGTCGGTTCGAATCCGATCATCCCTTCCAATATGCCGCCTTGGTGTTAATGGTAGCACGTGAGTTTGTGGCACTCAAGGAATAGGATCGTAACCTGTAGGCGGTACCATTTATTATGGAGTTGCATTGTGTTTGATTGGCTGTTTAGAAAGAAAAAAATAAAGATTGAGTTCTATTCAGAGATCGAAGAACTAATCTATACAAATGCTCCTGATAAAGGAACAGATGTAATTAACAATTTTATGAATAAATTTAAAATTGTCAAAAACAATAATCCATCAGCACCTGATGTATCAAGGTGTCCTGGTATTGTTACTTATATGAATCACGGCTATGTTATTCGTGCCTGGGCAGATATTGAGGTTACTCCTTCTGCAGATGGTAAAAATTTTAAATATAAAGTTAAGGCAGCAAAAAAATCTTTGATGAAAGATGAAGTAAACAAAGAATTGCTACAGGCTCGCATAGATGATATCTCAGCATTCGGTAAAGAGACGATGTATGATATCATACCGCGTGATGATACATGTGAATATGTTTTAAAATATAACTCTCCTTGGTCTGTAAAGATGCCAAAGGGATATGGTATGTTGATTGTCCCGGTATTCTATGACAATGAACAAAGATTTACTCCTATTCCTGGTATTCTATTGGCTGATGCCTGGGAAAAAATAAATGTGTTTATGTACTGGCATAAATTAGGTGAAACTGTTAATATTAAAGAAGGTACACCATTGTGCAAGCTCATTCCTATAAAACTTGAGCAGTATGATGTTGAACACCGTTTTATCAATAAGCAAGATATAATTAAGGCGAATGTGGCTACTCTATTGATGAGAGCATCATCAAATTATACATGGAAAAAAGTTATTAAGTTGTGTCGGGAAAAGTTCTATAAACAATAGGTGTGATATGCTTCCTGTTCAAGTTCAACCTTCTAACATGAAACAGTATTTGTCTTTGTATCATGGATATGAGACTAAACAACCTGACTATGAAGACTATACCGAATACGAAGTGATTGATGCCAAGACAATCAAATCAAAGATTGTTGATTATCTTGGAAAGGTATTGGCACGTTGTTGGATTGCTCCTCATTTGTTAAAAGAATTGGAAGCTGATCCCCATCAGTGCTTGTATGAAATGGGAATGATACTACCGGAAGATTTAACTATTCATGTTGTCACAAGTAAAAAGAATAGACCACGTCTTGTCGTCTATGAATTAATAAATGGCAAACCAAAAAAGATTTGCTATTTGCAGCTATCTATGATAGCATCTAAATAATTGCGGGTATGATGTAGAGGTAACCTGCTTCGTTGCCAACGAAGATTCACCAGTTCGATTCTGGTTACCCGCTCCAAGTTTTGGGATCAGTTCAGCAATCACCGCCCTAGGGCACTTTTTATTGGAAAAAAGCAAAGTGATCCCGTTGATTTTAGGATTGTTACAGCAAACCAAATGCATTTGACTTGTAATCAAAAAAGCAAAAAGCAATCCTGTTGAATAAAGGTTGAGTACAGCAAAACCAGTTTGGACCTAATAAGTCCTCCAGTATACGTTTTGCGTATACATTTAAGCACTCTCGCGTTAGTCGCGAGGCCATGAGTTCTTCGAATTGTCTCATATAAAACAAGTAGAACCAACCTGTTGATTTTAGAATGCCTTCAGTAAACCTTTCGGGAAAAAAACGCGCCTTATAAGTGTGTCTAGTGGTTCAAATCCACAAATCGTGCATTCTGTTGATTAAAGATTGAGTTCCGCAACTAACAAAAATTTGTATTGAAAAACAAAGAAAAGTTCAATCTGTAGATAAAATGGAGAAGTGAAATGTCTACTTTTGTAAATGCCTTGATTAACCAAGAAGCTCGCACTGAAAATGGTATGAAGGCTCGTGCTTCTACTGCCAATGCTTTGACTGACTTTTTCTTCAAGGCTGGTGCAATGCGTAAGCAAAACATTATCCCAACTTGGACCGCTGCTCGCGTAGAGAACGCTGATCTTGCTTGTCGTCTTGCACTATGGCTCCGTGATGTCCGTGGTGGTGCAGGTGAACGTAAGGCATTCCGTGATATTTTGTATGATCTTGCGAATACTGATGGTGATCGTGCTCATGCACTGATGCGCCGTGTTCCTGAGATCGGTCGTTGGGATGACTTGCTCGTGTTGATTAACACTCCTCTTTGGGATCAAGCAGTATTCATGATCAAGTGCGCTCTCGAAGATAACAATGGTCTCTGTGCTAAGTGGATGCCTCGTAAGGGTAATGAAGCAGTAGTGCTTCGTAATGCTCTTGGTTGGTCTCCAAAGTATTACCGCAAGCGTCTGGTTGAGTTGACTAAGGTCGTTGAAACTCAGATGTGTGCAAAGGATTGGGATAACATTAACTTCAACCATGTTCCTTCTATTGCAGCATCTCGCTACAAGAAGGCTTTCAATCGTCACACTGAGAAGTATAAGGAATGGGCAACAAAGCTCGTTTCTAAGGATCCAGAAGTGGCGAAGGAAGTTAAGGTTAATGCTGGCGCTATCTTCCCTCACGATGTTATTAAGCAGTTGTTTAACGTTGGTTGGGGATTATCTAGCTCAGTAAAGGATCTGTCAAAGGCAGAACTTGATGTGATCACAGCACAATGGGAAGCACTTCCTAACTATGTTGGCGATGCAAACATTCTTCCTCTAGTTGATGTATCTGGTTCAATGGTTGTTGGTGTGTCTGGTAACACTCGTGCATTGGATGTTGCGGTATCTCTTGGTCTGTATCTCGCAGACAAGAACAAAGGTAAGTTCAAGGATACGTTCTTGACTTTCTCTAGCGATCCTCAACTGCTTCACTTGAATGGTAACATTGTCGATAAGGCAAATCAGATGAACACTTCTAAGTGGGAGATGTCAACTGACTTGCATAAGGCAATGGATAAGATCCTCAAGACAGCAATCGATGGTAATGTTCCTCAGGAAGAAATGCCAAACATGCTTCTGATCTTGTCAGACATGCAGTTCAATCAATGTACTCGCTTTGATGACTCTGCAATGGAAATGATCAGTCGCAAGTATGAAGCAGCAGGTTACAATGTTCCTGCAATCGTGTTCTGGAACTTGAACGCTAAGGACAATGTCCCAGTGAAGCATGATGAATCTGGTGTGGCACTTGTATCAGGTTTCTCACCATCTATCTTGAAGGGTGTTTTGTCAGCAGACACTGATGAGTTCACTCCAATGGGTATCATGATGAAGACAATCATGTCTGATCGCTATGATTTTTAATAGAAGGGGGTACCCCCTTCTATAGCATCTAAATAATTTGGTGAGTTGGCTGAGAGGCCTAAAGCACTCGTTTGCTAAATGAGCGAAGGTAGAGATACTTTCCGTGGGTTCGAATCCCACACTCACCGCCAAAGTAGAGGTTATATGATGTCAAAGAATGTGGAATTTTTTAAAGAGCTAGGTAATGTTGATAAGGTCTTTCCAAGACCTTTTTTGAGGGTTAATATTCAAGATCTTGTTGATAAAAATGAATACTATGCCATAAAAGATTATTGTTATGACACTAACAATTTTCATCAAAATACTGGTAATTTTACATCCAAAGATAAGCATATTTTTAAACAACCTTTTGGTGGATTCAAATTATATAATGTGTTCAATGATGCTGTCAATTATTTCTATAAAGATATAATGGGGCATGAATCCACCAATTTAAAAATTACACAATCTTGGTTAAATGTCAGTAATGCCGGTGATCATCATCACCATCATGCACATCTTAATAGTGTTGTATCAGGTGTGTTTTATATGAGCTCAGGCATTAATCAAGGCTATTTTTGTCTTCATAAAACAATTCATTATATGCCTTATTCTGTTGAGGTAACAAAGAATACGCCATATAATGAAGAGACTGTTTATTATTATACAAGTGAATTTGATATGTTCTTGTTCTTGAGTGATACCTTTCATTCAGTTACAACAAGCACGGCTAATGAAAAACGTATTTCATTGGCATTCAATTCATTCTATGTCGGTCAAATTGGATCTGATAAGGCAGATGCCTTGTATATTTCCGATGTTTCAGATAGTAAGTAAATGGTGTCACAATCTATAGAAAATGATTCCAATTTTAAAAAGGCATTTTGGAAATGGTTTGATGATTTACCAAGAGCCCAGAAAGAACGCTTTTGGTATTATCAAATAGATATGGCAACAACATATTTTTTTAATGCCATATATAATAAACAGCTTCGTAAAACGAGCTGAAAGCCCCAGTAGTCCAATTGGTAGAGGCGCTTGACTTAGAATCAAGATGTTGGGAGTTCGAGTCTCTCCTGGGGCACCATTCCTAGAAACAACAAAAGGAAACTATGAAATGAAAAATATTATCACAGCTGCTATTCTTTGTATGGCAGTGACTTCAGCATCAGCTGCAAGTCTTCCAGAGAAGAAGGCAACTCCTGCAGCACCAGCTCTTGAAGTTCCTTCAAGTTGGTACGTAGGCGTAAATGCTGGCGGCAATGTTCGTTCAAATCAGAATGTTCAGAACACACCTGGTAACGTAGGTGGTGTCGTTGGTTATAATATCAATAAGAACTTTGCAATTGAAGCTACACTTGATCAAGCTTTCAAGAAAGGCAATGATGGTAAAGAAACTCGTGGTATGATTAATGGTGTTGCATCACCATTCTCATATTTTGGTTTCAAGCCATATCTTCTTGCTGGTATTGGTACACAAACAGCTGATGTTAAAAATGGTCTCAATGATACAAAGACCGTCTATAATGTTGGTGGTGGCGTGAAGTATGAACTCTCAAAGTCTTGGGAAATTGATACACGCTATCGTTATGTTAACACACTTAACAATACCAATCGCGATGCAAATATCGTGACAATGGGTGTTAATTATAAATTTTAAAAAATATGGTGTGTGATACAATTTGAGTGCTCGCCTGCCTATTCGTTGGCCCGAGCCAGAAACGTGAAAAATGACTCGGTTCACTATCCTTGTCTGTCACGTTAACATCACACACCATTATTTATTGGACAGGTGGCCGAGTGGTTTAAGGCTCTAGTCTTGAAAACTAGCGTGGGTGCAAGTCTACCGTGAGTTCGAATCTCACCCTGTCCGCCAAATATAAATATCTATATGAAACGTATTGCACTGTTTAGACACCATCCAGAATGTTCAAATCAGTGCTGCGACGGCATGATGACCGCACTTAATTCAAACTATCATATAGATATTTTTTCAGAAGAGCAGGCAAGCCCTGCTCTTTTTTCTGAATATGATATTCTTGCATTTCCTGGTGGTATTGGTGATGTTGATTCATATGACAAATTCTTTAGACGAAAGGTTGCAAACGCTGTTGCCTATCATGTAGAAAGGGGTGGCTACTATCTAGGCATTTGTATGGGAGCTTATTGGGCTGGATCACATTATTTTGACATCTTAAACGATATTGAGCCAGTACAATATATCAAACGACCAAAGGCAGATGTCAGACGTCCTTACGGAACAATAGCGAACGTAGAATGGCTTGGTCGACACGAATCAATGTTTTTTTATGATGGTTGTGCGTTGATTGGCGATGAGAATAAATGTAAGGTGATAGCAAGATATGATAATGGAGACCCGATGGCAATCATCCAGGGTCGAGTTGGTCTTATTGGTTGTCATCCTGAATCAGAAAAATTTTGGTTTGACCAATACAAATATATAAAAGATTTTTGGCACGAACATCGTCATCACAAAATGTTGCTAGAATTTGTTGATGAATTAACAACACAAGGATTAATACACAATGAGATACCCAATTTTATTCTTGATGCTGGTTGGTCTGCTGGCATTTAAGGCAAACGCAGCAGAACAAGTAGCACCACTTCCTCCTGCATCATGTATGGCTTTTCTTCCATATGGAGCACCGACTGCCAAGCAGAATACAACAACAATTTGCCGCTCTGCCTATATGGTTAACCATGATCCTGTTGCAAAGATTCCTGTATGGGTTGCCTATACAATTCAACCTGCAACAGCTATTTCATGTTTACCTCGTGATGATGCCTTTGCTCCTGATATGTCTTTGCCAAAAGGTCAACGTGCAGAGTTGGTTGATTATCAGAAGTCAGGATACGATCAAGGTCATCTTGCACCAAATGCCGATATGTCTGTATCAGCACAGGCCGCAAAAGAAAGTTTCTTGCTATCTAATATGTCTCCTCAACTTCCTGGTGTTAATCGTGGTGTATGGAAACAATTAGAATCATCTGTTCGTGCATGGACATATACAACCAAACATCCTTTGACTGTATATGCCGGTGATATTTGGCCACCTGCAAATGCAAGAGCCATTGGTCCAAATAAGGTTGTTGTTCCTGATGTATTGTGGAAGGTTGTTGTTGATAATACAACAAAACAATCTTTGGCATTCATGTTTCCCAATCGTGAAGGACTTGCAACCGATATTAAACCATTTCAGGTATCTGTAGCAGATATTGAAAAGGCAACAGGTCTTGTTATTCCTGTACCGGATAACAAAATGATTAAAAATCCTGTACCAATTGCTGACCTAAATGCTGTAACAACGGCCAAAAAAACAGCTTGCAAAAATTAAAATTTTTTCATAAAATATAAATATTAAACGTGCCGTTTCCTGGGTACGTGAAGCAGGCGGGAGAGTATTCCGTTTGTCAACACTAAGGAGAAGGAATGAAACGACTTCTAATCGTTTTGTTTCTAGGGTGTAGTTTTTTTGTTGACGAGGCGAAAGCGTTTGAAGTGGAGTTATCTATTAGAGCGTTAGTAATTAAGAAGGCAATTGAACATAGAATTGATGCGACATTTGCAAATGCTGTTGTAAAGGTTGAATCAAACTATAATCCTAGAATGAGAGGCAAGGCTGGTGAATATGGTTTAGGCCAAATTAAATGTCAGACTGCTAGAAGTGTTGGTTTCAAAGAAAACTGTGATCTATTACTTGATCCAGAAACTAACCTAGAATACTCTTATCGTTACCTTTCAAAGGCGATAAGACTAAGTCGTGGAAACGACTGTTTTGCAGCTTCTTTGTATAATACAGGGTTTGGAGTAAAACCTAAACAAACCGAATATTGTAAGAAAGTATTAGCTGCTATGAGTATGTGATTGTGGTCCTTGGGGGATCGTCTAATTGGTAGGACACCAGATTTTGATTCTGTTTATCGGGGTTCGAGTCCCTGTCCCCCAGCCACAAATTTTATAGAGGTTTGTTATGGATATTATTACAGGCTCGGCTGGATATATTGGTCGACATTTGTCAAACAAATTACCTAGTTTTAATCGTATGGATAAAAAACATACATTGTCAACTGACATCACGTTGCCTCTACAATACCAGCAAGTTGATACACTAATTCATCTTGCTGCGCTAGTTCGTGTCAACGAAAGCATTGATCGCCCCCTCGATTATTATAATACAAACGTCTACGGAACAATTAATATCCTCAAAACGATGGATATCAATAATTTTATTTTTGCAAGTACTGGTTGTGCTGAAACGTCTGATAGTCCTTATGCAAAATCAAAAAAGATGGCAGAAGACGTCATCATAGACACATGTGAAAAACATGGAATAAATTACACAATATTTCGTTTCTATAATGTGGTTGGAGCGACTGTGTGTTTACCAACCAATCCTGATGGCCTTCTCTCTAATTTAATTAAAGCTAAGTATGAAGGGCCATTTAAATTATACGGAACAGACTATCCAACAAGAGATGGCACCTGTATTAGAGATTATATCCATGTTGATGATGTTTGCGATTCAATCATCAAGGCTATTGACAAACCATCAAATAAAATAGAGAATCTTGGATCGGGTGTTGGTCATACAGTATTACAAATTGTTGACATGTTTGAAAGAGTAAACAACGTCAAAATTAATGTAGAATATCACAACCGTCGATCTGGTGATGTTGCTGTTAGCGTATTAGACAACGTATCACCATACTTCACACCAAAGCGTACAATTGAAGATATGCTAAGGGTATAAATAATGTTCTACATCTATCATACGGAGGATTCATGCAAAATGAACAACACATGGGGCTATCATCTTTTACTTGACTGTACTGCAGGCGATAAGAATCTTATCTCTGACAAGCAAAACGTATACAGATTTATTAAAGAGCTAGTTGTAGCTATTGATATGGTTGCTTTTGGAGAACCATGGATTGAACATTTTGCAACACATGATCCCGACAAGGCTGGTATTAGTCTTTGTCAGATGATTGAGACGTCAAACATTACAGGTCACTTTGTTGACAAGAATGGCAATTTCTACATCGATGTTTTCAGTTGCAAACCTTTTGATAAAGATGTAGTATTAAATGTGGTTAATGGGTTTTTTAGTCCACAGAAGATTCGTACGCATTTCATTTCTCGAGATGCATGATATTGACGCGCGGTAGTGAAATAGTATCACAAGGGTCTCATAATCCCTAGTTTCAGGTGCAACTCCTGACTGCGCAACCAACCTTTAGGATTTGTTATGAATAGTTTTATTGATAGGCTTGAGATCCGCAATGTTGATATTCTCGGTGAGAATGATTGGCATTGGGTAAAAGATGATGTCGGTTGTTTTGGTGATGCAACTGATGGTCCAATGCGAGATTGGATTGATGGTCACAGTGAAGCATTCTTTAAATATCTAAAGAATACACATGTTGTTGTCACTGGTGGAACATCTTGTGGGATGTATGCCCGATTCTATGCAAAACGTTTTGGCATTGTGTATGCCTTTGAACCTGATCCTGTTTCATTCCATTGCATGGTCAACAACACTCCATATGAGAATGTTGTCAAATTTCAGGCAGCACTTGGACATCGTCATCAATTGATTGATGTTATTCGTCAGGATCCAACAAATATCGGCACAAACAGGGTACAGGAAAAAGCTCAGAACGGATTCATTCCAATGATCCCTATTGATAGCCTAAATCTTTTTGCCTGTGATTTGATTCAATTGGATGTTGAGGGGTTTGAACGAATGGCCATCCGTGGTGCTGATGAGACAATCAAAAAATTTAAACCTGTCATCACAGCAGAAAGATTTGTGACAGAAGGCAACCAGGCATTCATGGCTGAGCGAGGTTATAAGTTAGTCGAAGTGTCTTTCCTTGATGCAATTTATATTCCTGTGGAGTGATTATGAAAGTTTATATTGGTCCATATGTCAATTGGATTGGCCCCTATCAAATTGCTGATATGATTTTTTTCTGGCTAGATAAGTGGGTCGACGAAGAAACAGAAAAACGTTGGGATTACAAGCTCCATGAACGTATGAGTGAATGGCTTGCAAAAACTTGGGTCAATGACGTCTGTCAATGGATCCATGATAAGAAAAAGCGTAAGGTAGAAATCAAGATCGATGGCTATGACATTTGGTCAGCAGACCACACATTGTCTTTGATTGCTGTTCCTTTGCTTAAAAAATTAAAAGAGCGTATGCATGGTTCGCCATATGTTGATGATGAAGATGTTCCTGAAGAACTTCGCTCAACAGCTGCACCTCCCAAAGAAAACGAATGGGACACAGATGAAAATCACCACAAGCGTTGGGAATGGGTTCTCGGTGAAATGATCTGGGCTCATGAGCAGATTGCAGATGAAGATCATTGTGCCTGGAGTGAGACAGAAGAAGAAAGAGAACGGATTAAAAAAGGTTTCTATCTTTTTGGCAAATATTATCAGTCACTGTGGGATTGATCATGCAAGGTAATAATTATTCAGTCGATATGATGAAGAAAATGGCATTTATAGATGAGATAAACAATTACCTTAAATTAAGAATAAAACAGTTGCAAGATGATGATCCTTTAGGTAATATAAGAGAGATAGACAAATTGGATAACATCTTATATTATTTTGAACAACGTGTTACAGAATTTGATAAACGAAACAAATAATGGCCACTTAGCTCAACTGGATAGAGCAACAGACTTCTAATCTGTAGGTCGGGGGTTCGAGTCCCTCAGTGGTCGCCAATTTTTATAATATGGAGAAGTGATGAAAAAGGTAACAATGGTAGCAGTAACAAGACCTTTGAATGGTCTTGATCCCGAGGCGTTTATTGCATATGTCGCACGAGTGTCTAATCCTACAAACCAGAACAACAACGAGACATCGACAAAGCTGTTAAAGTATTTGGTTCGAAACAAGCATTGGTCACCATTTGAGTTGGTCAATGTCGTTATGGAAATCAACACGACTCGTGACATTGCTCGTCAGATCCTTCGTCATCGTTCGTTTACGTTCCAAGAGTTTTCTCAGCGTTATGCAGATCCCACTCAAGATTTGGGATTTAGTACTCGTGAAGCTCGTTTGCAGGATACAAAGAACCGACAGAATAGTATCGAGACCAATGATGAAGAACTTGCTATACAATGGCATGCCATTCAGGAAGCAGTTTTAGATCAAGCTGCAACAGCATATGACTGGGCTATTAATTCCGGAATTGCAAAAGAACAAGCAAGAGCAGTGTTGCCTGAGGGGCTAACAAATAGTCGGATGTATATGTCTGGTTCACTTCGTTCTTGGATTCATTATTGTGACCTCCGTCGAGCAAACGGCACACAAAAAGAACATCAGGAGATCGCTGATGAGGCCTGGTATGAATTGATGAGTCAATTCCCTTTTTTAGGCGAATATAACGTATAACCTATTGATACCATTAAAGAAAAAGCCCATTGAAATCCTTGTGTTTTTTATAACCCATTGATTTTATTGGGCTTTTTTTTCAACCTTTCGCGCAGAATTTTAAAACCTGCATATTTGTATAGTCTTCTCAATATACCATACGGTTGCTTTATTTAACAGGATGTAGTAGAATAAAAGAATGATCAAATATCACAACAAAAAGCTTTTAGATAAGCATGATTTTGCCATGGTCCAGAGTCTGGCCCATTTTATCTGCAACAAATTCTTTTCCAAACGTCTAAGAGATGTCTTGGAGATTGATATACATTTCCATAAGGATTACCAAAAAGAAACTGGTATGAATGGAGATTGTATTTGGGAAGATCAACATTATAGACCTCGAGAGTTTACCATTAACATTGATTCATCGCAGAAGATGAATATGATTCTTAATACACTTGCCCATGAATTGGTCCATGTGAAGCAATGGGCAAAGGGTGAAATGTATGAGTTGCAATCAAAGCGTAAATGTTATAAATTTAAAGGTACGGAATATAATAGAGATAGTATGGACTATTGGGATTATCCATGGGAGATCGAGGCACATGGCTATGCTATTGGTCTTGTTGTCCAGTGGACTAGAACCTTTGAAATGACTCGTCGCCAGAAAGATAAATTGATTCTAGGAGCATAATATGAATCAGCGTAAAGGTAAAATGCATGCAGCCGCTCTTAATGATACGGTTCGTGTTGATCTTAAAGATCTTTTAAATGTATTGAAGACTGCCCAGACTGAGCTCTACGGTGCTGGTGAGGAAGAAGCTGCAATACGGTTCGAGATCTTTCGAGATTATCTAGTAAATGATTATCGTGGTGGCAAGTTAGCCTATTCTACGCGAATGGTTGGTCTTTAATCATCATTATAAAAAACAATAAATAGAAGAGGGCTAGGCCCTCTTTTTTTGTTGGAGTAATGATGAAATTCGATCTTAAAAAATTAGACTTTGGTTTTATTAAAAACGCAGAACACGCAAAGTCATTTTCTTTGGAGGCTCGAGATTTCCAATCAACGAAGTATAAGAATGAAATTCAATTTATTATAG